TGTGTAAATGTGGCGCCAGACATACGTGCCACCTGGGAGACGGTATAATATTTTATCTCTGCGAAATAATACCTGTCACGGCCATTGCGATACCGGTTTGTTGTCCTGGAATAAATCATTGTTAACGGATCAACATATTCCACGGCAATCCCGGACTCACTATCCAATACAACCTTTGCCGCCCCGACACGGATAGTTGCTAGGTCTTCCTGTATCATGTTTCCAATCTCCTGCCAGTTATTAATATCCAGTACTTTATTGGTGGATATTTCAATGGCAATCTCTTTCATCTGCTTATACCCTGTCTCCATTAGAAGATCCAACTCTTCATCCGTCTCCGGGACTTCCACTGCGGGCATAACATCAACACCTGTCTGCTCTGTTAATAAGGTTGAGAAATTTTTAGACAGCATATTTTTACGCATCTCATCACGGTAAAGATCTCTCTCGCTCTGGGAATATTTATCAATACCAGATGCATTAATGGAATACATTTCATCATTGAACCCATCAACAACAAGTTTAACGTATTTAGGTATAATCTGCAGATAGGTCCAGTCCAATGCCAGGGCAGACTTATCTGCCACATCAACACCAAGAATATCCTTAAACTTAGAGATATCCACATCATTTGTCATGAAATTCCTAAGTCTTGTCATATCCTTTTTCCTGCGGATAAACCTGGTAGTGCCATGCGCTCCATAGAACCATTCCATTTCTACATGGCGCGCATAAGCCATGCCATAGGCATCAGTTGCTTTTACCGCATCCGGCGCCAACGGATCGGGAAATGATATTTTAATTCCTTCGTTAGGGCTTTTCGCTCCTTTTTTTTGTATTGCCATTATTTTTTATATAAAGTAATTATTCCTTTTAATTCACGAGGTTTGTTCTCATGATCGGGTATTCGCATGTGTTGCTGTGCGGCAAATAATGCCAGACCGCTACTAACAGAGGCATCCCTCTTTGTTCTGTTCTGGATATTAAACCTGCTCCAGTCTATTAATGTCCGGGTAAAAGGCATATCCCCTATCTCGCCTATCATCCTGCCATATCCTTCAATAGTTGCATTACCAACATAATTCTGGATATATGCCTCTATTGCTGAGGCTTGTGCATTTATCAGACTCTCCGAGTTACCAGGTATGCCACCATACTTTTTCTCATCATATGAGAGTTTGGCCTTTGGTTTGTCCGGCCTTCTCATTGCGTATCTAGTCAACCCTCTTTTATACATAACGTGCAATAATTCAGCCACGTTATTCTCAATAAGGGCCTGCATACCAAAAAACACACAGGCCATAATGGCATCCTCAAAGAATATCTCCTTCGTTGCCGGACGGGCAACATATTCAAGAAAGAACTTATTCGCCTCCAACCCGGCACCATTAGGTTTTGAAATCCCGTGTATAGACCCTTTCGATCCCCTTCCGTCAGTTGTCTGAGACACCCTGTAAGTATCAATGCCAAGCACACCAATATGCTTATTGGCAGGGGATTTTAATGCATTGACCATGTCGTACTGATTCTGCAAATGTCTTGGTGGCATCCATCCAAGATAAAATCTGCCATGTGGCTCGTCCACAAACTCAACTATCGTATCCGGTATGTTTTTTACCCATCTGAAATTACCTATTCTTATCGGGAGATCATTATCAATTTCCAGAACATCATTATGCATAATCTGCTGATTTAGCTTCACAATGTTAAACATTGATTCAGAACTCTCTATCCTGAAGGCATCCTCTTCCTTGATAGGTGTTTTTCTAAGATAATCATTTAATGCAATCGGATCATCTTTAAATGGTGCTATCTCATTCTCGATAAGCTCTTTTATACCGATAGTAATCATCCTTTCATGTGCACCCATCAAGGGTTTTTCAGGTGTCTCTATCACCGGATATCCATATCTGTCCATATGGCCATCGTAATGTTCATATACAGAGATAAATATCTTATAAAGACCAGACCTTGTCCTGCCATTCCTGTCCCTTTCCGCGGGAATAGAATCGAAGTAAAGTTTTTTAAACCTGTCTCCGGCCAGAGCAGCCTCACTGTCCGGGTCCTCTCCTGTTAAAAATTCCACAGTGCTCAGGATAAAAGCATGTCCCCTGATAATACTACCCGAGGTAAAGGTTTTCTTTATCTGCCCCCAGTGCTTTAACGTGTTCCCGTTAGCCTTTTTCCATTTCGAAAACTCATCACCAATATATCCCCCCAGTGCAAAACCGTCATACGAGGACTCTGCGGTGGCCATGTAGCCAAATTCAGTGTCAAGAGCATCCGTCTGGTCGCCCAGTTCCTTATAGCTCTTAGAAACCTTCTTAAGGGGTTCTCTGAACTCAAGAACGCGGGTGCTCTCCCCTTTATTGATCGGCTTAAAGAAAAACGGCAGTCCCTTGAACATCTCCATCTGCCTCTGGAAATTCTTTCTGGCATCCACATCTGTTTTTGATGTCATCCCGAAATTGGTCTTTCTCCTGGTAATACCTTTACAGAGATAAAATGCTACTGCACAATCTGTGGCTCCAAACCTCCTGATCTTAGTCAGGTCAATACCATAACACCTCTCATCACACCAGCTGGCCTCAAGATAATAAAACAGTTTCTGCTGTGCCTTGGAAAAATAATAATATCCGCCGTTCTCTGCAGAGGTTATGCACCATGCCATTAAGAACCAGTGGGGTCCGGTAATGTATTCAGTTCCGCCATTGTTCTTAAAATGAACTCCGTATTTCTTGTACTGGTATTGTTTATCTATATAACTCCTGTGGCGGTCGGCTGTCTCTGAGTTAAGGTGTTGTGGTATTGGTGTTCGTTGCCAATATTGCTCCGCTTTTGGTTTATCCGCAAAGAACGGATCCTTAATTTTAGGAAGTAATATCCTGAGACCTTCAATTACGGTTATTTCCCCAAAACTCCCATCATAAGATATCGATACGGCATCAATATCAGCATGATAACCCGGATAATATTTCCTACCCTTCAGCATATCTCTCTGGCCAACTACCAACAAACTCCTTCTTCTTCTCTATCTGCAGGTTTTTCTTTTTAAGCATTTCCCTGAGATCCCTGATCCCCTCTGTCAGGACTTCAATATCCTCGGACGCCTCGGACTTAATCTTGATGGAACTCTGAATCTCATCACCATCCCCGGTAACATCTATCTGCTCTTTAAGGGATTTAATGAGGTTAATCCTCGCAGTTTCTGCGGAGTTTATCAGTAATACCATTGTTTCCCTGTACCACAATTCATCAAAATCCACATCCTGCTCCAGGTCAAAAGATTTCTGTATAAGATTACGGGCAACAGCAAAAGCATCCTTCTTTGTGTTAACCTCTTTCCGGAACTTGGACTGCTTCTCATCTTCCTTATCAAAACGAAGATTGGTGCCAAGCACCTCATTCAGGGACTCAATAGCCCCCTTAATAGCCTCCACGTAATCCTTTGTCATCTTGTCCATTTCCCAAATATATATTTCTCCCTTACCCGGTACAACTGCTCATTATAAATCTTAAAAGGATATTCAGCATAATTACTTAAAACCACATGATCTCCTTTTTTAATACCCAAACATGTCAAAGAACCCGATGGATAAACCATCTCTCCTATATGTTCTGCTTTAATAGAACCAAATTCACTTTTATTATAGACATCCCTGACAAACCCATAACCATCCAGGGCACTGAATACCCCATTCCTCTCAATGGCATAGATCATCTCCTGCCCCATAGGGATATAATAAATCCCCTCTGTCCCGTCAATAACAAAAGAACTTCTTTCACGCTGCCCGTCATAATTAAAAGGCTCATGCGTTATATTATGATGGAAAAACACAATATCTTCATCCTGGAGATAATCGTGACCATCGGGTACTGAAACTATTAATCCGGATCTTACCGTGTCCGACACCCCGGCAAATATAGTATCTTTATAAAACTCAAATCCACTTCTGGTAATAATGCGTGATTCATATTTCTCCGGGACATAAACCAGAAGATGCCTAATCGCGCAATATTTCTTCATAGTCAAATTCAATATGTAATTCGCAATTCATTACTCTTTGCCACAAAACATACTCACCCTCGGTGTTGTTGACATATATTTCTATTCCATATGTCACCCCCTCATTGAATTCTCTCAGATCATGAATCTGCATGTTATTTGCGAGGACTTGTCCTCTTTGGTAAATGAAAATAACATCACCCCGCCTGAATGTAATTTTTCTAACTAATCGTATCATGATTACTATTTTTATTTTATATTATTAATTACCAGTACGGTAATTTTTCAGTGCAATAATCCTATTGCCTCAAACAGTCCAAACTCAAGAATAATCATCGTTATAATAACAGCCAGTGCAATTGCTCCGATAAGTTTATATTTTAAGGTTATGCGAAATTTATCATTTATATCACATTCTGATTCTACGTCATGTAGTCTGCCATTTGTGATATCCTGTCGTTTTATCACTTCTCCTATTTTTAACTCAAGCATATTTGCAGATGCCATTACCTCGGCATTAATAGCTGTTTTTGTCATATTCAGCAATTCCACAGTTTGTTCGTGCTGGTGCTGCATCAGTTTAAATATGTCTTGATTATTCATCTCTTGTTAAAATTGTTGTAAAATAATTATGGTCAAGGAAAATAATTATTGTTAATATGAATATTGCTATTATCCTAAATCCGGGCACATTACTGGTTCACTCATCTCTTTATTATTGGTTCAATTTCTTTGGTAATTTCAACCGGTGCAACCTCTTTAATCAAAGTTACTACCCCGTCAACATTATATAAC